CTCCTTTAATATATTGAGATAACTAATACCAAATACCACTCCATCAGACACTGTACCAGCTGTTGTATAGGCTAATTTAGTACCGCCCTCTACTATTAAAGGAAGCGTTAATATCTCCACACTAGTAGATGTTGCAAGTTGCTGAGTATTAACTATCTCAAAGTTATTATTTTTAATTGTAACTGTTGGTGTGTTAGATCCTGATTTATTAGTCACTCTTAATGATCTTACTATAATAGTTTCATTAACAGTTGGTTCTAACATATCTATAGATTCCGCAGATGTAGTGGTTTTACCATAAAATTTATATTGATTTACTGTTGCCATTATGCGTCTAAGAAAAAACTTTTAGCTTCTATCTCTTGTTTTACTTCTTCTTGAAAAGAAGAATTAAGTTTTGTTATTACACCATCAAGATCTCTAACTAATGATTGTAGGTTTGCTCTACTATATTCTTCTTCTGCTCTTGTTAATGATTGTACAATTTTTGCCATAATTAAAATCCTAATATTCCTGCTAGTCCTCCTCTTCTAAAAGAACCCATTTCATCTGATCCACCTGGTCCTTTAGACCCTGGACTTCCTCTAGAGTTACCCCCACCATAATTTCCCCTAAAACTATCTCTTACAGAATCTGATGCAGTATATCCACCAGCACCCACACCTTTTGATTTAGCTGCAGAGGCTGCTGTTATAGTGCCTCTATCTCTATCTGGTATACCAGATGTAGAATCAAAATCACCTCTATCTATTCTTTCTTGAAGGTCTATGACCTCATCTCTTGTTCCACCTGTTCTGTATTCCTCTTCTTGTTTTGCTTGTAATGCTTCTAGTTCTTTATTTGCTTGATCTAATTTAGCTTGTTGAAATTTAGATAAGACTCCACGATCCCTCATTTTTGAAATATAATTATTCAATGCTGTTTCATAGTCATTAGTCCCAAAACCTGATATTACATTTTTACCAGCTAATACAGAACCTGGTCCATATTTTAATCCACCTGTATTTGGATCTCTGCCTATCATCGGTAATCCAGCAGTAAATTTTAAATTATCTGATGTCCCTGTTATCCTAATCCCTGTGGCCCCTTCTAAAAAGTTTAATTGTGAAGGAAGTGCTGCATTGTAAGTTGGAGAATTAGGGTTAAATGGACTTCTTAATTTACTTAATATATTTGATATAGTAGGAATCCCACTTAATGGTCCTGTAGCTTGTGCTTCTAATCTATCTCCTAGTGTGCCTTTAATTTTTGGTTTAAAGAATCTACCAAACGTATCTCTTATACTTGTAATACCTTGGTTTATAAGATTGGGTGAAGGTAGTTGATCTTGCATAAACTCATCATACTCAGCAAAATTTTCGTACTTAGCTTGTAATGCTGGATTGTTTAAATATGTAGACAAATTTTTAGAAGACATATCTGAAATAGCCGGAATCGATAAAGGGTTTTCTCTTGTAAAAGTAGGATTAAGTGCACCAAAAGGATTGGCTCCGCCACCTCCTCCTGCTTGTCCAACATTAGTAAAAGGTATACCACCACTATCACCACTACCAATGCCTTCATTATCTTCGCCTTGAGGTAATTCAAAAGGGTTTAATAAATATTGTTGTAGTGGAACATATTTAAAACCTTCGTCTCTTATTTGTTGATCTGTTAAAGCCATTATCTTCTGCCTCCTGGATGTACATCTAATCTAAACGTTCCAAGTTTCCAATCTTGACTTGTAGCCGTATTTGCAACCTTTAAAGATATGGATCTAGCTCTTAATCTTGTGTCAACTTTTGTTGTAGATGGAGTAGATGTAAAATTTGTAGTGGTTGGTGAACTATTTGGGAAATCTCTAGTTTGAAAACTAATTTGAGTATCTCCTGTTTGTGATATAAAATCTGGTATAAACCTACTAATTCTCATTATAAATTCTCCATCTCCTCTGAGATCTGCCGTTCCAACAGTCTGACCTCTTACCGTTCTTCTAGTAATATCAAAATCTCCAGAAACAATGTTTGCCAAAACTGCTGTAACCACTCCTCCAGCATTAATTTGATCGGTCCCTGTTTCCTGCTGATAGTATATAGTACAACCGTCTGTATTACCAGTAACATCGTACGAGGCATTACTACTAGGATCATAAAAAGTTGCATGAGGTCTATCAAAAACAGCGGAGTCTTGCCATGCTGCTCTTGGAAGTGTGCCAGTGGTCCAGATAGGACGTTGACGTGTTGAATCAAGATAATTGTAAGTAACTACTCTATCAATTTGATCAGATGATTCTGTGCAATAAAACCAACTTACTTCACCAAA